CACACTACGTAGTCTTTTGTTACTGATAATATATCCATCTACTTAGAAATATATTTTTACTTAGAGTTGTTTAGTTTTGTCAACGCTACTCTAAGTTTATTAATGTTCTTTTTAGTTGCCGTGGACTGTCGTGGAAGGACCACAGTCTGTGCACTCGCCGTATTTCTCTTCATAATATGTTAAATTTGATCTACCTGTTACAAGGCCACTAAAGTAAGGATTACGTTTATCTGGCATCATACCGTCTGTACCAGGATTCTGATACTCTGGGAATAGATTAGGATTATCTAAAAAGTATTTAGTTAGTCTTTTAGAGTAAAACTCTGCAGTATCTAACGTGTTTTGTCTAATGTACTTTAGTTCATCTAGAGTTGTAGGGCTAGTCTCTTCAGACGTGCCATTTAAGATACCCTGGTTAGCTATCTTATACTTAATGCTTGGTAACATTAGATATAAGGCATACTGCATTAGAGTAGGTCCTACGTAGTCCTTAAGTAATGTCTCTTCGTCTGCTGTTAGGTTAGCTGCAATAACTCCTGCTTTTAGTCTGTCATACAGTCTTGTACCTAACACGTTTTGTAAATATATGTCTTGAGCTTGTAAGATATGTGGCGTAATCTCATTTAGTCTGACATTGTCATCTAACTGAGTCCACTGCTTCATTCTTTGCTCACTGACTAGTAATGCTGTTTGGCTCATATTATACGTCTGCTATGTTTGTTATGTCTTCTTCTAGTGCAGGGTCATCAGCTTCTGTTCCGATAATCATTGGCACTGGTTCTACTTCTAGTTTTACGTTAAAGCCTGCAAGCTTTAAAATATAACCGTAAGTGTTAAGAATTTTAGTTTGTTTTGGTCTTACTACAGTATTCTGGAAATGTGAGTAAGATGTAACGATCTCGTCTGCGTTAGAGCTAAAACCAGCTCCGTCTTTAATACCTAATAAAAGTGGCGAGGTAATGCGGTGTGCAGTTAAAATACGTGACGTGATTCGTTGTTCTAGAGTTAGGTAATAATCGTCGTTTGCATTTTCTATAGGCGTAACCTGCAACTCTTTTCCTGGCTCAGAAAAGGCCAAGAAGAATCTACCCGCATTCTCCTCTCCACTAAATGTGTCTTCTATTTCTCTGTAAATATCCCTACGTTCTTCTGGGTTGGGGATTCCGTTTCTAAATTGTACGAACATAGAAGGCGCAAGTCCGTTACTTATGTTTGCGTTGTGAAACCTTGAAACACGAGCATCAAGTTGTATATCATTAACGCCACCAATATAAGCAGGTAGAGGATATATTTCTTGTCCTGGGTTATAGTCTTTGCAATAGTATATCTGACTTGCATTATCACCTTTATTATCTGTCGCATCAAAACATTTATATTCTACTGGTTTATACTTTCTTATTTGTCGCCAGTCAGAACTATAGTAGTAGCTGTGTACTCTATCCTCTTCATCTGGCTTGCCACTTCTTACATTTGCAAAAGGCAGGTGATAAATCTCTGCGATTCTCGTGCCTTCTTTATTCCATATTACATTTAACGCATAGCCACCGAATAATGTGTAGTCTAATGATAACTTCTCAAAGATGTCATCTATGTTCTCTCCTTCTGTGTTTATATGTTCTTGACCGTATTCTATAATACCTTCGCCAAAAATACCATCTTTAATTGCATCGATACATGTATGGTTCATTGCAGAACTATCATAAAGTTCGATTAACTGTTGTGGAAATAAGTTATCCACACCAAACTTAATGTAGTCCTTACCTCTTTGTTCTTGGATTACAGGTAAGTCAAGTGCTTCGAACTTGCTACCTTTTATAGAGTATAATCCTTCTGGGTTTGTGTTTCTCATATTTCTATTTAATAATTAGGACGATAAAATACTTCAGCGTCTCTATCTTCGTTACTAGATATGTATTCGACTTTTCCTGTGTCTCCTCCAGGCTGTGTAATTATCTTTACAATATCAGAATAACTACCGACAGACCACGTGTAATATCCGTTAGCGTGTTTATCTTTAAAATCAGAAGGGAATGTAACGTTAAGCTTTGCGTACCTTGCATTGTTTACAGGTATAGTGTAGCTTGATGTAGTGTAAATCACCTCTTGTGAGTATTGTGACTTTAAACTAAAATCACCAGTGATTGTACCTGGATTATTTATGTAGAAAGTTGCAGTGGAGCCGTCTATTGTTGTCGTCATATTGTATTAACTGTGTTTCTACTTAGAAATATAAAAACGACTAAAGTTGTAATCATAAAAAAAAGGGCTCATAAGAGCCCTTTTTCCTGAGTGAATTATATAGACGTAGATTATGCTTCTACGATAGAGCCTGTAACTTCGAATGAAGGGTCTTCCTCCATACCTGAAATTGTAAGTTCGTACCCGTTTCTATCACCGTAAGCAGTTCCTGAGACAGAACTACCTGCTGTCATGAATGCACCTCTTTCAACACCAACAGAGAAATACTTGTTGTTGTTATCTTTAAATACTACAACCATGTCAGTAGCTTGAGCCATTAATAAAATCTGGTCTCTTTTAGCTGCTTCCATTTTGTTGAATATCATTGTAAGAGCTTGGTCATAAAATACTGTACCATTCTCTTGAGATACATTGATAGTTTCAGTGAATGAACTAGTTTGGCGTGGAACCTCAAAGTCAAAGAAGTCACTAGGCGTCAAAGCAGAACCACCTACAGTAATTGCTGTAATAGTTCCGTTGGATTCTGTAACAGATTCAACTGGTCCGTTAGCGATAAAGATTTTGTCAATACCACCATTAGAGTCGTTACAATCTAAAGTAAATCCTGCTGTTAAATTTGAACATGCCATAGTTTTCTTTTTGTTTTTTTAAAGGTTAAATTACGCCAAGTCGTTCGTTCCGAATTGGTCTACTTGCGATACTGCAACACCTAATCTCCATTTTGCAATGAACTTGACAACGTCTTGTCCTTTGTCAAAGAAGAATTGTACTGTTGACATATCGTCTTCTAATCCTGTACCTGCAACGATCATTGAAGAAGGACCAGCACATACATAGTCAGAACCTACAAGGCCTGAAGTTTTTACAACTGTGATGTTAGCACCTGGTAATTCAAAAGATCTACCGTCGCCTTGGTCATAGTGGTAATAGTTTTGTGCAACTAATGCTCTTCTTAAGATGTTAAAGTTAGCTGGTGACATAATCATAATTAAGTCATCTCTATCTTTAGATGCATCTCCGATAGCGTCAAAGATATTTAATGCTTGTTCTACTGCATTAGATAAAGTAAACTGAGCTGCGTTAGCAGATAGGTTTGCACCGTTAGCTGCAGTTACTTGGTCTTTGATACCTGTTCCAGTACCGTCGCCGTCGATTAAGTAAGCTTCGTTGTACTTAGAAATTCTTTTTACATAGTAATCAGCGATTACTTCCTCGAAAGGAACTGATTCTTGGTTTGCTGCCGCAGACATTCTCTGGCTTAACCAGTATTGTCTTAGGTCTTCTGGACATAAGTCCATTTTTACTTGCTTGTCTCTGATAACTATATCTACCTGAGAGAAGTTTACATCGCCTGAAGGATTCCATCCACAAGCTAAGTCAGCTACGTTTAAGTCGCCGTCCATTAAGTTAATTGCTACTGTACCAGCAGAAAGACCAGATCTTAAGTCTACATAAGACATAAGGTCAGTTTCTAATACTGCCTTTGCAATTAAATCCATTGACGTTTCGTCTGTATACGTGCTTAGGGCTGTTAAATCAAATGCCATAATAATTGTGTTTTGTTTTTAATTGTGTTTTGGTTTTACTTTCTACTGTTTTGTCTTAAAGCAACAAGTCTTTCGAATCTTGCTTCAGCTGTAGATTGTTTGTTAATTTTCTCTTGTGAGAAGGTATTTCTTACCTTTTTAGCTGCTGGTTCGTCAGCAACCTCGTTAAATCTAGAAGTTAGAACAGAAAGCTCTTCCTTTAGTTCTTTAATCTCGTCTCTGTAAGGTTCTAACATAGTAGCAATGCCTTCTAGCATACCTTCTACGTCAAAGTCTTTTTCTTTTACGATTACTTCTTCTTCCTCTTCGAAAGTTTCTTCTGCTTCAGATACAGTCTCTTCTGAGCCTTTATCTTCTACATTTGTAATCTCTCCAGATTCACCTACAGTGATTAATAAACCGCTAGTCGTTTCATGTTTACCTTCTGGCGCGAATGGGTCTTCGTCTGCACCTTCTCCAGCTCTTACAAATAGGATTGCTCCTGGTTGTATTTCGCCTTCAGCGTACACCTCAGTTCCATCAACAAGAGTAGCTTCTGCCATTTCGACTTTCTTCTTTTTCTTGTCGTCGTCGTAAGATTCCATGTTAACTTCCTTAACTTCTTCAGTAGCAGCACCAAGCATTACTCTTAGTTTGCTAATTGCGTCGTTAACTGTCATACTGTTTGAATTGTTTTTAGATTAAATATGGCTTATGCCATACACTTAGAAATATACCGATGAAACAAACTGACAAAAGTGTGTATAATAAGTACAATAAATAAAATAATATGCCAATAATTAAACTACCATCGTACACAGATTACATGAAAGCTGTACAGCAAGCACGCTACGACGGCAAAATTACACATACACAGTTAATCATTCTTAGAAACTGTCACAAGGCTTCAGTTAGACGAGGCAAACCACTTCACTTTAATTATCTACAAAAAGCTACTTCGCAAACTAAAGAAGAGTGTAAATGGGAGATAAATGACCTTATGCAAATGGGTGCAATTCAGTCTCCTAGACCTAACTTTTATTGGCTAGGGTAAAACTTTTTTGAAAAAAAGCCGCGAAATATTTTTTTATGTCACCGGAATTTTGTATATTAGTAGTATATTAATCAATAAAACTATAAAAATTATGACTTACAAAGACATCAAATCGATTGAAAGTACATTTGCACAACATTTACCTGAAGTGCAGATCGCGGACATTCAACAAGGTAACGCAAGAACCTTCGACATCTACACGCCTGAGCGTTTAGCGTTTCAAAAAAACAAGGGTCTATTCCAAGATGTACGTGGTAATTACACTGCGTATTGTGGAGACGGTTACATCTTAAACAGAGATACTAACGAAAAAATACAAATATCATGATAGGACTAGGACAAATAGTATTCATCTTCGTGATGATTTCAATTCTTTTTCCAAAAAAGATGAAACAATGTGGAAACGCCTTATATAAGGTATGTAATAACAATAAAATAAAATAATTATGCACAAAATCGAAAACTTAGAACAATTACTAGACATCAGCGAAGTAATAGATACATTTGCTGACGCTGCAAAAGAACTTAACTTAAACTTTGACTATATGGGTCCTTCATCCATGCTCGACCTAATGACTATATCTATTTGGTCAGATTGTGAAAGAATAGATTTTAATTTTACTTATCCTCTTTATGTACGAAATGAACTAAATAGCCTTACAATAGAGGAAGCTAAAGAAATTATTCAAGAAGAAATAAAAAATTACTAAATAAGAGAGGACGTTAGTCCTCTTTTCTTTTTCTACGTATCTCGATAATCCTTGCTACATTTAGTATAATACCTGTCACAATAAGTGTGATAGTAAGTATACTAGTCCAATCAATCATTGCAGCACCTGCCGCCGCAACAGTCGTGCCGTTTGCTATTGAGTCTTTGATTTCGTCCATTAGAGTCTAGCTGCTTTTTCAATGAAGTTGCCAGCGATAGAATAACCGTTGAGCTCTCCGTTTTTAATTTTTTGCCAAGTGTATTTATCGTTAATCTTGTACGATGCCATCCATGTTCCAGCTGGAACCTTAAAGCCCATAGCTGTTGATTTATCCATCTTGGGGTCTTCAACAATCCAAGACTCAAGCAAAGTATTACTAGTACTAATGTTGTCGTCATGATTTATATCCGTGTTGTTCTGTTTGTTATACTCAAAGAATTTACGTGCAATCTTCTTTATAGTGTCTTTACTAAAGTAGACATGGAATGGATTACCCATCTCGTCTTTTCTTAGTATAAGTTGTTGTGGTACCATAGCTGGTCCTGTGACAATCATCTCGTCGTCAGAAGAGAATGCAAAAGTACCAGGGTATCTCCAGTAATTGTTAGAGCTTGACGCTACTTGACCTGCACGACCTGCTGCTCTGCCTTTTGACATTATGACAGTTTCTCTACCGTTCTTGTAAACCTCTAGTTCTTCCCAGTAGTGATTGCAGTTAACTCCGCCTTTAAAATCAAAGATAGAGTAAGGCTGACCGTTATGTCTAAAGCCTGTGTTTATAGCAGTATTCATTCTGCCTATTTCTTCTCTTGTGTAAAGCTTCTGCATTCTTACCATTGCTTTACAGAAATTTCTTTGTGGTGCTAGACTACCAGCGTATCTGTATTTTATTTCTGGCTCGCTATCTAAGTCTTGTCTGCCTAAGATGTCTAAGCCTACAATACCTTTTACATAGTCACCTATATTCTCAAAGTCAGTCTTTGTAGTATCAATGTAGACTGAGTTCTCGAAATCTACAGTCTCGCCAAACTTCTCTGCTAGTTGTACTACCATCTCGTACATCTGCTCGTCTCTAATCTTCTTTAGTTTTGTCTTAGCCCAGTTTATACCCGCAGAGCCACCCCACGCATCCCACATTAGGCCACCACAACCTTCTGTATATGGAACATCTTTATTTTGTTCGTGTCTCGCAAACGACGCCATACGCGCTATTGTATCTTCTGATATATTCTCGCCATTTGCCAGTTGATGTGCACGTTGTTTACCTACAGCTGTGCCACAACTACCCCATCCGTTCTCTTCTGCGTAAGCTACTGCTCTCTTAGCGTTATTTCTTGCAGCTTCTGGATAGTCATTGTAGGTCTCGAACTCGTAACCTTCTAGCATATCGTCTATAATGTCACTGTGTTTCTCACAAGGCATGTAGTATGTTTTGCCTTCTACTTCGTGTGGATGTGAGCCAGAGCAACCGATTAGCTCTGCAGCTTCTTCTGCTTCTTTTGCAGTGTTAAATAACGGCTTGCCTTCGTACATGATAGCCATCTTAGTATTCTGTACAGGTATACAGTTAGGCACCATTCTACCGTTCTTTGGCTTCATACCGTATGCCTCATAGCCTGGTGTACATGCATCGTCTAAGTCAAATGCTTCACCTTCCCAATAAGAGTAACAGATAGCAGTGGCTTGATCGTCCTCGTAGCCTTCGCCTTTTACAACAGGTATACATCTGCTAATAAACTCGTCTTCTGATTCTCCTGAGTTAGGCTCTACAAACTTCTCTTCGCTAAATGCTAAGAAGTCTATGCCGATTGCTGGTTTATCTACGATTGACATTACTTCTACTCCTAAGTCTTCGAAGTCCATGTTTTCCCAATCAATTAAAAGTTCTACTATCTTTTTCATAATATATGTATCTTACAACCTTGCTAGGTCATTAATTTTTGCGTCAGCCTCTTGTTGTGTAGTCATCTCTTCTGCAACTACGTAGGCTTTGATTGCTCCACCGCCAGTCTGTGCGCCAGTAATAGGTGAGCCAGAGAAGTCTACATCACCTGCCTGTTCTGCAGCTGTTGCTATACCAGCAGTAGGATCGAATGCAGGTACGGTCGGTCTTGTAGGCGTACTACCGCCAGGTGAACCACCTGTACCTGGTGTTTTTGTTTTTACAATTGCTGCCACGTTAGCTAGACCACCTGCAACTGCAACACCTGCTGCAATAGCTGCACGTATTGGAGATGTAGGATCGCCAGGTATTAACTGTGACGTATAAGCTTTCTGAGCACCTAAGTATGTGTCGATAGTTGTGGCTGCTATCGCCGCGGCCTTACCGGCTGCCGAGTTTTCACCTACTAGTTTAGATACAGCACCCAGAGCTTGTGAAGCTACCTGCAGGTTAGCGTCACTAACTTGTTGTTGCATTAACTTCTCGAAGTCAGCTTCTTCTTTCTTTAGCTTTTTAGTCTGACCGCTATAGAATTCTCTTACAGCTTGTTTCTCTGCTTCTGTAGCTTTAAGTCTCTCTAACTCCTCTAAGTCACGTTGTTGAGCCAAGGCTAATTCTTCTTGTGCTCTTGTAAATTCGTTCTCTATATCCTCAAGCTCCATTTCTTTCAGCTTGTCTCTAATAGTCTGCTTTCTCTCTAGTTCTTCTCTATCTAAGTCTGCAGTAATACGTTGTGCATCTAGTATACGTGTTTCTAACGCAGTTTCGGCATCGATTCTTGCAGCAGTAGCCTCTGCTAACTGAGTTTCGAGCTCTTCTCTACGCTCGTAGTTAGCCTCTTGTGCAATCTGTAGTTTTAGGTTATCTTCTTCTAGTTTCGCTTGATTTGCTAAGTTCTCTGCTAGTTTTACTTGTGCTTGACCTAGTGCTTCTAGTGCAGTCTTTCTTTCTTCGAAAGTTCTGTTAGTATCTTCCGCAATCTTCTGTTGCGTTTCCATCTCCTTGTTTAACTGTGCATTCTCTACAATAAGTCTCTGCTGCTCGTTTCTAATGTTTCTAAACTGATCGACTAGTAGTGTGGCTACTTCTACAGCCTCTTTAACTTCTGCGACTACTGTCTTACCGAACTCTATGACAGACTCTGTGGCATCTGCGACTTTGTCTGTGACATCTTCTACACCTAAGACTACTTTACCTACAGCGTCTGCTGCAGTTTTACCAGCGGCTTTAAATTTACCTTGGAATAGTAGAGATATGGCTTCGCCTAGTTTAGGTACTAGTTCTAGTAAGCCTTCGAATCTGTTTATGATATTCTCTTTTAACAGATTTACAAAAGACATTAAGGCCTCTTTAGGATTTGTAAAGACTGCAACTATCTTCTCGCCTAGTGACTGGAAGAACTCAGAGATTTTGTTAGTGATTACACCTAACGTCTCCATAGCTATGGCTAGTTTACGTGAGCCTTCTTCTGACGATCTAAAGTATTCTATGATAGAGGCTAGTACTGTAACTAGTAAGCCAAGACCTGTTGCTTTTATCGCACCGCCTAAGCCTCTAAAACCTGCAGTTGCACCCTTAATCGTATCTTTAAATTCTTGGAATGCTTTCTTACCTTTTGCCAATATAGAATTCTCTTGCGCAACCTTCTTAGTTTCTTTGCCAAGTTTATTCATCTCTTTCTGTAGTTCTTCTACAGATTTGACTTCTTTCTCTATACCATCAATGGTAAACGTTATTTTAACTTCTTCTTGTGCCATCTACTTAGAAATATATTTGTTCTCCATTTTGAATTAACTGTATTGGCTTGCCATAATGTTGTGGCTCTGCCTCTTGTTTTTTACTAGGTAACCAGCATTTAGTCCAGAACAGTTCGTCTTGCCATGCGCCTGTTCTAGCCTTAGCTCTACGATGACCTCTGTCATTTGGCAAGCCACACATATAACTTGCTGGCTCATCGCCTGGTTGCCACCATGTACCTACATCTTGTAGCGTATAGAACGGATCGAAAGGCCCTAATTCTCTAGCTTGCAAGATATTTGATTTTATTCTTACAGGCGCGTATTCTCCTGTAATAAGTAAATCTATGTCTCTTATTTTATCCTCGCTTGTGGCGCCTCCTACGAGCCATACGTCCATACCAGACCAGTCTAACTCGGCTAGTGTAGTAACATAGCCCACAAATTCAGCGTCACCTCTCATCATTCTACTACCCAGTTTCTGTTACTATTAGTAATTGTAAACGAACCTGACTGTAAGCTACCACAAGTCTGTGAACAGTTTTCCCAAGCAGCAACAGCGTTAGAGAATGTAGTGCCATAGAACCAGTCTAGATTACCTGACTGACATGAGTTGTCTTGGTCCATAATTACAAACGTACCAGAGTTATCCGGATATTCGTTAACAAAACCTTGCGCAGTACCGTCAAACACATAGTAACCGTTTAGCGATGATGGCGTCATATTACTTAGTTTTACCATAACAAACTGGAAGCAGTCTGCTTGTGATTCACCTTGACATACACCACAGTTCTCGTATTCTCTAATATAATCTATATTGTTAGAAGGTACGACTACTTGACAACTAACTGTGACAGTTGCACCGAATGTACAACCGTTTGCATCTGTGATAAGATATGTAAAGTTACCGTTACCTAAGCCAGTTCTTGTTTGTCCGCTCTGACCATCTGTCCAGCCAACTATATAAGGTGCAGTACCGCCAGAAATTGTAAGAGCAATCTGACCGTCCATAGTACTACAGTCTGATGGCGCAGTTACAGAGGCCGTAGCTGATAGAACTGCATTACTAGACTGTGCAATAGTAAACGTATCTGTTAGTGTTCTACCTGCAGAGTCTGTTAGTGTAATATCGTAAGTACCTGGCGTAAAGCCTGTAATAGTTTGTGGATCGGTAGTTAGAGAACCGTTTATACCTGCAGTTGTTGTAAATGTTACAGGGAATGCAGTAGTCGACGTAAAGTCTACAAGTAGTTCTCCGTCATTGCCGTTAAAACAGTCTGGCGCACTTGGCGTAAGTGTAGCTGTAAACGCAGAGCCACTACCTGATGTGACAGGCTTATAGTCTAACAGTTTTATTAAGTCTACCTTAACAGATGTTCTCTCGCCGATCTGTGCGTCGTGTATAGCTTCTGGTCTATAGTATGTACCGTTAACAAAGATAATATCGTCAAACGAGAAGTTCTGTAAGTCTACGTTATTTAGTATAAAGTAGGCTGTAACTCTTCTGGCTTGTGCAGAGTATAACGATCTAATATATGCAGACCAGTAAACTCTGTATAAGTCTTGCTCACTGACTGCCTGATAGCCACTAACTCCAGTACCCCAATAGGCTACGTCTGTATTCCAGTTAAGTACTAGTGAGTCGTTTTGCGGTGGCCAGTCTTCGTAGTAACTAACAAGCGGATATGTAGTATGTGGATTATTAGTAGAACCGTCTAGATACCAGTTGTTGCTTGCAGTACCTTGTAAGCCATTGTAGAATAAGAAACGTGTCTTAGGCTTAATAGCCAGCTTTCTATTCTCTCCGTCTTCTTGTTCGTTAACATGTAGACGTGGTATAATAAATGATGATGTGCTTGCCGCACCTTCTATCTGTGTTAGCGGTGTAGGCGCCCATTCTGTTTTTATCTCACGCTTGCCTTTTAGTAATTCGTTGTTACTAACATCCTCGTAGTAACCGAACACTCTCTTGTAGGCTTGCTCGTGATATAGGTTAACGAAGTCACCGTCACCTTCGTGTTTGTATTCTATAATATCT